ATGTGGGGCCTTCTTTAGGGTAGCCACTTCGGTTGTTTTATGTAGGGGCCGTTGAAGAAACGGGTAGCCTACGCTATATTTAACCCGGAGGTTAAAACTCTATGTAAGACCAGCCATTTGGTCTTGTAATACTGGTGGAGTAGGTTGTTGTGGTGGAACCTCTTCTTGTTGGGCTATTTTTTCTTCTGTTTCTTCTTTTCCACGATTATTAATTTTTTCTAATTTATCATATCCTATTACTCTTGCAATTACATCAGGAATAACCACTTCACCATTTGAAACTAATATTTTTTCTGCACTAACAGGGCTTTGTTTAGTATTTAAACTTACACCATTTTCTTCAAGGTATTCTACTGCCTCTTTTATCATATTATAAATATCTTTTAATCCAGCGTGTTCTACAGCTGCAGCATTTATTACAAACCCATCACTTTCCATAGGCACATCATCTGCTACACCAGATTCATCTGCTCCGGGTGCATCTACCATTCCTACAGGACCAGCTGCAACTTGGCCCGGACCTTCTGCTTTTTGTTGTTGAACTGCTTTTTCTGCAGTGTCTCCTCCAATAGCCATCATTTCAGGTGCATTTTGAGGCATTTCCCTCTCTACAGACCTAGAAGGCACCTCCTGTTGCATTTGACCTTCTTGGGGTACTACCCTAGCCGGAGCTTCCTTAGATGGCATTCCTTGGGAAGTTATGGGACTCATTTTTTGTTCATCTTCTGGAAATTGTCCAGTTTGGGCTTTATATAACAAACTACTAGCTTCTTCAACCATCGGCATTATTTCGTTTAATCTACCTTGTTCTTCTGGTGTTAAATTCTTTTGAATTAAAGCTGCTATATTTTCTCTATCTACAGCAGGATTACCTTCTGTTAAAAACTCTTGGTCTAGTTCTTCAAAATTAAGCATCTTCTATTAATCCTGTTACATATTTAGCTCGTCTAGCTGTTTGTTTTGCCCACCGAGAATCTCTTGCTTCTACAGCAGCTTCTTTAAAACGATCTTCTTGTATCAAAGCTAAAGTTTTTTTAAATTTAAGAACACCGGTCATACCTAACTGAAATCTCATGTGCATCAATGCCAGCTGTATTTTTGCTGGTTTAGTTCTCCACCAAGATAGGCTGTTATCTAAACTTGCAGAACATTCGTCTATGTCGTTGTGTAGTAAATAAATGGCTTCGTCTTTTGTAATCTTGCCACCCTTTTCTGGATCAATCAATCTACCTACACCGATTGTGGCGTAACCTTCGCTGTCTGTATATTGGTGAAGTACCAGTCCTTCGTGATCAATCAACGAGTCTACTAGTTCAGATTTACGAAAAGTATCTACTATTGTCATTTTTTACCTAACATTTTAGTTGCCCAACGAATACCAAGTGATGCGGATATTGCACCGATAAATGTATAGCTGTACCATTCTGGTGCATTGGATACGTATTCCCACCCAAGCATAACATACTCTTGTGTCCACGGTAGAAATGATCCGATAAACGGCATGGTTATTACTAGTAAAGCAAATTCATCTTTGTAGCTGTACTGTTGTTGTTTCAATGCTTCTATGTCATAATTTATTTCTGAATCAGCTGTCTTTTCAATGCGTCTTATTTCTGCATCCACTTTTGCTTCTGCTATTTTTGCTTTTGATTTAACTTTAGCTGTGCGTTCTTCCATGTATGATTTTACAGGTGCACTAACTAAACTTACTATTGGTCCTAAAAAACTTAACATTGTTTTTCCTTTAATTATTATATGGTATACGATCCCGTAAGATTTTTATGTAACATTTCAAATAATGTAGCTGGTCGTTCTCCATAAGAAACTATATTTTGTGTATGGCGACCATAATAATCTAATGGACTATTTGGGTCTGGTCTTCCAGTATCTGTTCTTGTTGATACTGTAGTAAATTCTCCAGATAATGGAACATTTATTCCTGCACCTACAGGATCTACTAGTCCACCATTTTTATAAGCCATATCTTGATACCTCTTATTAAAATCTTCCATTTTTGCTTTATAATCTTCTTGGCTAGTAATTGGTTGTCCGTTATACGTTGGAGTTCCTGTAACCATTCCCTGTGTTTCAAGTATTGCACGAATCATTGTACTAGGATCGGAATATCCAGTTTCTCCAGTGCTATCGTATCTTTCTAACCTAGGGTTTTCTTGAAGAAATTTTCCCCAACGATTACCATTAAATTGTAATCCAAAGTCTTTTACATATTGATTTACATAGTCAGCTATACTTGCCCCTACAGCTTGTCCTGTTTCTCTCCTATAGGCATTGTAACCATATCCTCTTGTAGTCATTAACTTATTAGAACTTGCTTTTAGATCAACACCACCAAATGGTTGTTTAGGTCTACTTCCTCCAAAAAGGCTGCTTAATGCAAATTTTGCTGCGTGTAAAATAGCCACTGGCACAGCTGTTGCAGGGTTAATAAGTGTCATAAGGGATAGTCCCGCACTAAAATAATCTTTTTCTTTTATTCCAGAATATATTCCGTACAAGGATGCAGCTGAACCAATAGCAGAACTAGCTGTAGATGTTGGGGGAGTAGTTCCCCTTAAACCAGTAGAAAATCCCGGAGCTCCAGCAGCCCCTACTGTTGCTTGTGTCCCTAAACCAGTAACAGTTCCAGCCGGAACAGATAATCCTACGTTAGCAAAAGCAGATATACCTGAAGAAGCAAGGGAGGAATATTGCATTGTGGGCCTACTAAAATTACTACCTGCTAGTGATGCTGGAGGAGCACTACTTAAACCTATACTAGATTGACTTGCTGTTGTTCCTAATCCTGTAGGAATGCCCATTGTGTACTTTAAATTATCTACATTATATGATCCCACTGTAGACAAATTAGATACATCGTGAGAATGAAAAATATAGTTGTATAAATCTTTTCCTTTATCATACAAATAGTCTGTTAAAGGGTCAAGGTCTGGATCTAAACCTTGTGAGGGTGGTCTTTCACCTCTGTACTCTTCTTGAACTACATCTTCAGCAGTTTCTTGACCACTTCTACCTAATGGATTTACAGATACACGATCACCTTCTTTAATATCTGGAGTTATTTCTTCTACAGAAGAAAAACTTGTAGGTGTTTTATATCTAGAAGTTACTTTATCTAATAAAGATTTTGCATCTTCATCTTCTATGTCTGTTAAGGTTCCTTCAAACAAATCTTTCGGTCTTAATTTTACAGAAATATTTCCTTGTTCTTTTAATTTAATAGTGTTTACATCACTTAATTTATATTCTTCAGGAAGCACCCTACTAAGAGTTTCTTCTTGTTCGGTTATCCCAAATCTATTAGAAAATTTATCTACAGGCATATTAATAGCACCTGTATCTAAAGCAACAGTACCCGATTCAAATGTATCTAAAAATTCTTGCTCTGTTCGTGCCACTAGCGTTTCATTTCCTTAAAATTATTCTTCAAATTGAGGAGCATTTCCAGTAAACCCGCTTTCCCCTGCAGACGGTACACCTCCAGTTCCGATGGTGCCATTACCAGTGCCGTTAAGGTTTGTTTGTGGAGGTTCTTGAGGTACTCCTCCAACACCTCCCATTCCAGTTTGTCCTGCCCCAGTAGCGGGGCTAGGCCCTTGAGCGGGTCCTTCGGGTCCTTCAGGTTGTTGGGCATTTTGTAATCCTTTGAGTATTTCAGCGTATATCTGTGCCTCGTTTACATCGTTTACTAAGCTGTCAGGATCAATATCCTGTGATATAGCCAGTTCTTTTAACAGGTTTGGTATCTTAATAAATGGTGCAAGCATTGGATTAGCTACAGTCTGTAATAACATAGTTAATCGTTGTGAACGTACTTCTTTTTGCATTACAGAAGCTGTTCCTTTTGGTTTAATTTCAAGATCACCAATTATATCAGGGTCATCTTCATTAAATTGCATGTTCCATTGAAAGAAAGCCTCTCCCATAGGTTTAAGTAAATAATCATCTATATTTTTAATAACTGTCTTTATAGATAATCCTGAAGAACCAAGCAACATAGATAGTCCTGCTGCTGTTCTTCCTGTGCCTGTTACTCCCGTTTGACCATGCATAATGCTTGGTATACCTGTCTCCTCATCGGCAAGTTGCCTTGCTTTGTCATACATTTGTATGTTTTCACCAGCAGTACTAGGAAATTTTATGCCATTTACAGCGGTTCCAGTAACTCCTGACTGTCTTCTAAACACTTTTCCGGGAAAAATGTCATAATTTTGTCCGGGTACAAGTGATGTCTCATCTACATCAAATACAAGGTTGCCAGCAAGTGCTAAATTATCTATAGCCATACGTACATGACCATTCATTAACATTTGTGCATCTTCCATGTTTTCTGGTACACCTACACCCCAGATTTGGTATGGGCTAAGTTCATATGGAAATGCATAATATGGCATTCTTGTTGGAGTAAATGGGTTAGCACAAGCTCGTAAAACTTGTCCACCAGAAATCCAGATGTTTACCTGTGCTTGATCTAAAGGGTCTAACTTATCTGCACCTTCAATGCCTATCATTTGAGCAATAGTTGCATCAAGTATTCCCCAATATTCTAACACTTCATAACGCTCATGTTCAGTATATGGCTCATTTTCGTCATCACGAATTGTATCCTCAAAATACTTTTCTTGATAATTACCACCCCCAGCAATAACTTCTCGTATTGCTTCAGGATCAAACATAGGCATACTCATAAGATTACGTAATTGAGAACGGTTCATTTTATGACGTTGTATTACATACTCACAATCATCTATGTGTGTTGCAGATGGATCAGGATATACATCCCAAATGCTTACAGCCTCAATGCGTGGTACAAGTTTATCATAAGGCATATACATCTTTCCTTCAGGAGTAGTTTCCCATTGATGCACCGTTTTACCAAAATTAAATGGGCCTTTTACAATTCCTGTACCAAGAAGGCTAGACTCAAATATTGCATGACGTAAAACATTTACGGCATTACTGTCAGTGAGCTGATCATGTATAATTTTTTCCATTTTTAATGCAGCTGATTTTGCTGGAGATATTTGTGGCTCACCAATTTTTGCCGGGCCCTCTACTATTGGAGGATTTTCTCCAAACTTAGCACCTAATGAACCTAAAACGTCTAAATTAGGTTGGGATGCTTCTAAAGCACCCGGATTTAATTCCCTACCATCTCCCTCATAACCAAATGGTTCTGATAACTCATCTGCAGGAGTTCGTAAGTGAGCAAATTCAGCAATACCTTCTGGTACTGGAGTAGACTCTATATTAATTGGAAATTTTTTATTAGCAAATAAAATATCTACAATTTGACCGTATGCAGCAAGTACTTTAGTCTTAGTTATTTTTATAAATACCTTAGACTTTTCTGTGCTTGTATATTGTGTAGAAGA